ATTCAGAAGGGGTGAGCTTCTCTCGTGCTGCCTTGGGCAAGTAACGCTCGCCAGTTGCTTTGGGGCCTTGCGTAGACGGCTTACCAGACTTCGTACCCCAGTCTTCCTTCGTCCACTTTGAGAGCGAATTATCCGCTTTTTTAGGCCCTTTGTAACCCCCGCCAGAGGCTTTGTACTTCTGGGTGGCTAATTGGGCCTTGCGAGCGCTCCATTGACCTGGATCACCGCCTTTACCGGATGCTTTTACGGACGCGACGATGCGCTTCCACTTAGCCGGATCTGTCTTGGTTGCTGAACTCATCGCATTAACGCGGCCTCGGCCGCCCTCCTACGGGTTAGTCCTGGCAAAACCCTGCCAGCGGCTTTATTCCATTTCATGCACTCATCTGCGGCACCATCCCAGTTGTCGGCATCGATGCGCTTTTTGAAGGTGCTCACCCTGTAGTTACCAAGGCCGCAGTTATAGGCCCAGCTTGTAACCGCTGCCATGCGTCTTGGGATTGCTTTTGACAGGCTGGGCGACATCTTGAGCAAACCCCGCACGAAATACTCGACGTGGTGGTCCAGGGCGTCCTCGCACTGCTCGAGCGTCCAGATAGTCCCAGGGTTGATTTCCGGGCCCGTAGCACCCCATCCTATAGTCCAAGGGTGTCCACGAGTTCCAGGGTCCGGATAAGCCGTTACACGGCCATCAGGCAAGCGCTTTGCCAGCCCTTCAAAGGGCTTGATCAGTACATCCTTGCAAAGCTTCTTAGCCTCATTCACTGGATTTCTCTTTGATCAGTCGATTGACATGCTCCCAAAGCGCATGGATCTGCCTATCGTGGTCCTTCTCCAGATAGTCAAGCCGCGTCTTAATGGTCACGGCATAGACGGCCACGCCAACAAGCGCAACCCCCAAGAACCAAACCCTTGCGAGGGAATCGATCAAGGCTTCCACGGCTATCCACCTTTGTTGTACTTCTCAATCGACCGCCCTACAAACCAGAAGGTAAGCATCATGTTCAACATGGCAAAATCGTCCTCGTCATAGCTCTTGGTCAAGACCTCGGCCCAGTTTGCATTGGTCTGGAAGGCAATCGTCAGACCAGCAGCTTTGACAGCCACATATACGCCAAATGCAATCCAAGTAAGACCGGGGCGGGTAATAGCAGTGATAAAAGAAGCCAACCAGCCAGCCTCTTTTGCCGTTTGGGCTTGTTCCTTAAAAGCCTCCTTAATCGTGTCCATTTGCGAGATCGAGTAGTCCACATACTTTTCCTCCATCTTGAACTCGCCCCTCATTTTTTCGAGGTCGGTTTGGAGTTGGAACATGGATAGCTCGTGCTGGCGCTCGTTCTTCTTGTCCAGGAACTTCAGAACTTCGGGGGCGAGGCGGAAGATACCGCCAAAGATGGAACCAAGAAGACCGCCGCTTAGCAGATCAAACATGATTACCCTTAGCGGTTACGATGTCGGCACCCTTCTTGACTGTTACCTTGCTGCCCTCAACATCAACGTGCATGGGAGGTTCGGCACGATCCAACTTGTCCAGGCGGGTGATAAGGTCCTTGATGACCTCGAACTCGGGTTTTTCCTGCTTTGGCGCGGTTCCAGCAATGCCATTAAGCATTTGGATAAGAGCAGTAAGCGAAGCGCCTAGCAGACCCATTACAGCGGCAATTTTCTCGCCTTCAAGGAATAACGATGCGCCAACACCCACAAGTACGATTAGGAAGATATACAGTAAGCCGTCTTCACCAATGGCTTTTCCTGCTACTTCTTTGGCCGAGTCTTGTGCTTTAAGCTCCTCAAGCCTGATCTTGGCTTGAGCCTTAATAACTGCTAACTCGTGGGTTTTTTCATCCATCATATGCCCAGCAGTTTTTTCACAAACATGGCCGCAACGCCTGGACCAAGAAGGACTGCAGCAATCGTGATGTAAAGCAGCCACTCGATGTGCCGCATTCGCCTGCTTCCATCACCGAGGCGTTTCTCAATATTTTCGTAGCGCTGAGCACAAATGGCTTCGTGTACTGATAAGCGCTTATCCAAATCGTCGCTCATGATCAATCACCACTCTCCAGTCCAATGACGTAAACCATGCTCCTTGTAAAACCCACGCTTCAACGCCTCCCAGTCTTGAGGCGCGTCTTGGCCTCGATATAACAGTGTTTGATGAGGTGGGTCTTCTGGAAAAGTCTTGATGATGCCACTTGCATCGATAGTGCTTCGCATCTGCTCAAACATTTCTTGGCCTGGATTTGTATCAATAATTCTGCCAAAAATAGTTTGCGTGATGGCGTGCATGTACGTTTGAGCGCCAAGAAAGTAAATGCTGGTATGACCCTCTTTTCGTCTGGCAAGATATGCGTCAATGGCATTGCCAAAGATCGGGTTGCCAGGGGCAGTAAGCATTACATCATGCGAAAAATCATGATTCCTACACGTTGGCAGTATTTGCTTGATGCCTTCAGGAATAATTTCATCAAGGCTCACATTGCAGTAGCGATCAATGTCAACGTACAAGCCGCCTTCTAAAAACATCTTATAAAGCCGCCATATGTCTGACTTTGCTACTACGCTGGAATCTGCCACAAGTTCGTAATCGCTGCCCATCTTGTCTTGCAGGTAAGCATCGATGTCTGCATCATCAGAGATCTCAAAGCGCCATGTGGGATTCATGTCGGCAAGACGCTTCCAGCCATAAACAATCATGGGCGATGGATTCTGTAGGACTTGCTTGTCCTTCCATGCGGCATGAATGATCTTGGGAATCATGCCATCCTCTTGATGGCAACTTGATAGCCATTGGGCATTTCAAGCACACGCAAGCGTGACCAGTTGCACTGAATAAAACTGTCAATGGCAAGCTTTGGGCTTTCATCAGCAGCACTGCCATAACGCCAACTGACTGCATCATCAAACAGCATGACGCCACCAATCCTAAGAAGCTCGAAGCCCAGAACCGCGTCGGCAAGCACATCTTTGGCGTAATGCGAGCCATCAACATAAATCAGGTCTGCCTTAATGCCGCGCTGCCAAAGCTCAATGAGTCCTTCAAACGATGTCTTTTGGATGAGTTCAACACAAGGAAACTCAGCAAGGTTCTCTTTGAACTGGACCTCTGCATTCTTAACTACGTCTTCACGCAAGTTTTCAACGGGCAAAAATGGATCAATCGCGTAATGCTTATAGTCCTTGTCCGCAAGCGCGTGTGCCATCTGAAAAGTTGTTGCGCCTTCAAAGACCCCAATTTCAATCACTGTCTTGGGACGAACGTGTTCCGTGACAATCCGAACCAGACTGTTTTGGATGTGGTCATGAAAGACAACAGACACTTTCATTTCAAACCCATTTTCTCGCGGATCTTGGTGGCCGAAATGGAGTGCGTTGCATCGTCAAAGACTTCCTGCTCAATCTTGTAGCCCACATCCCTGCCGTAAGTAATGTTTACGATGTTAGGCACCAATTGAATCTCGTATTGGCCCTGGTACAAAGGATCAAGATCGCGCCGGATAAAGTCTTTGACTTGCTCGGCAGCAAAGGGATTAGAGCCATTCCAGCCCTGACAATCACGGATCTGGATCACAACCTGCCCTGTCTTGGCAATGGCACGTTCAAACAGTTTGCGGTGGCCTGGATGCCAGGGTTGCCAGCGGCCAAGCATCTGTACTGTTTCTTTCCTCCAGTCAAAACGAGGACGGCGACGGTCATTTAAGATGTGATCAGCGATAAAGTCTGACCACTTTGCTGCGTCTTTTTCAGTAATACGAAAGTCATAGACATCAGGCGCAACAAAAGCTTTGTTGGTGTCTTCGTAGCGACCTTCATCGATGGTGTCCATCCAGATCACCCAGTCAGCTTTGAAGTTGTGACGCATCTCAGGCAGCGGCGCTACAAAGTCACAAATGACATAGTCAGCATGAGACTTAAGTGCAAACTCAGCCATGCGTAGTGATTGTCTGATCCGGCCTTCTTTACTAAAATCCCAGTCGTTGTAGGTCTTGCGAACTTCATCTGCGTTGAACCATTTCACGGTGGGGTGATACCAAGTAGGCGCAGCTTCACAGTTGGCTAGCTTTTCCAGGGGAATATCAGTGCTGGCTTCCAAGCGTTTCTTGAGAGCTTCAGCCATGAAGGTTTTGCCTGCCCCTGGCAGACCCATAATCAGAATTTTTTTCATGCGGCTAGTTGGTCGTTGCGATCAGTTTTTCGGCCATGCTTGGGGCGTCCAAGGATGGTGGTTTCAGTTTTGTCATTCGAGTCCGTAGCGTACACGCCCATTTGATGAATGGGAAACAAATCAGCACGAATGATGATGTCTAGCGGAGCGTGAATGCCCATCTTAATGACATGCGCCAGCATGTTCTTGGCTACACAAGGATCAATGGCGTAAGCGTGCGCTCGGCAAATAAAGTGATAGTTTGGGCCTTCAGAGGCATGTGGTGGCGTGGGAAGCACAGCCCAGCCCTTTTCGGTTTGCTCGTGGCATCCAAGATAGCAAATTGAGTTGAATACCCCGTGCTGCTTGTACGCTTGGAGCATCACGGCATCATGCTCAAGAACTACTAATGGTTTGTCCTGCTCTACGCACTTGGCCCATAGACTGATGTGGGATAGCGCACAGGCTACTTCACCACGGGTTAAGTAATGGTCCGTCACCTTTACCAGATTCATCACTTGGCTGTGGTGGCTGGGAAGTTTGATTGAGCCTTCTAATCCGTTATAAGCATCCCAAAACGCATAAGGCATACCTACAGCATCACATGATGCAGCAGCTTGTTTGGCTTTACGCTCAGAAACTTCATGGCCTCGAATGCGTATGATGTACGCCTTGTCTACTGCCATGTCATAACTGAAAAACAAAGACTTCACAGAGCGTCTAACTCGTCGTGCGTGGTAACAGCATCAATTTGTGCAAATCGCGCTTCAAATGCCAAACGCGCTGCTTCAACAACGGCAGCATCATATTGTGTTTCTGGATACTCGTCAGTCTGTTTGCGAGTTTCTTCTTGCACAACTTTCTGAAACTCTGACTTGGCTAAGTTTTTAAGCGCATCCTTGCGGCCTTCCACAGAGATGTCTTCCACACCGTAAACAATCTCCACAGGATCTTTGCTCAAGTCAAAGGTATGGCCCGTGTAATACTGACGGTTTGGGATAATGGCTGGACGCACTTCAATAGCAGACTTCCATCCTGACTCACCTGCTGGTGGCTGCGTATCCCACACCTGTTTAACTTCGTTGTTGATAATTCTTACAAACAACATGATAGTTTCCTTTTAATTAGGATTTAATGGCTAATGAAAAGTTTGAGCTTGATATTTTAGGTAATCTTAGCCAAGTTATTAATGCGCCAACTTGTACAGGTGAAGAACGATAAACAAGATCATTAAAGCCTAACTGACCTTCAGTGTTATTGCCCCAAGACCATAATGTACCGTCAGTTTTAATCGCCAAAGAGAAGCGATTACTACCAGCTATTTGTGACCAAGTCGTTAAAGCGCCAACTTGTACGGGAGAGGAACGATTAACACGATCATTTAGACCTAATTGACCAATGTTGTTTCGGCCCCAAGACCATAAGGTTCCGTCTGTTTTAATGGCTAAAAAGTGAGTATTGGCACCACCAGATATTTGTGACCAGTTAGTTAAAGCACCAACTTGTACGGGAGATGAACGAGAAACACGATCATTTAGACCTAATTGCCCATTATCATTTTGCCCCCAAGACCATAAAGTACCATCAGTTTTAATGGCTACAGAAGCATACGACGCAGCAGCTACTTGTGACCACGCTGTTAAAGCACCAACTTGAACTGGTGAGGAACGATTAGCAATATTATTTAGGCCTAATTGGCCTTCTTGGTTTAACCCCCAAGACCATAAGGTTCCGTCTGTTTTAATGGCTAAAGAGTGATTGTTACCACTAGCTATTTTTGCCCAAGTCGTTAATGCTCCAACTTGTACTGGAGAAGAACGATAAACACGGTCATTTAAGCCCAATGTGCCTACGTTGTTATAACCCCATGACCATAAAGTTCCATCAGTTTTAATAGCTAAAGAGTTAATGATCCCAGCAGATACTTGTGACCAATTTGTTAAAGCACCAACTTGTACAGGAGAGGAACGATTAACACGATCATTTAGACCTAATTCGCCAATGTTGTTACTACCCCAAGACCATAGAGTTCCATTAGTTTTAATCGCTAAGGAGAAGCTATTACCACCAGCTATATTTGACCAAGTCGCTTCAGATCCAACTTGTACTGGGGATGAGCGGAGAACAGTATCATTTAAGCCCAGTTGACCATTGGTGTTAGTACCCCAAGACCAAAGTTGTTTGTCAATAATTGGTTTCGGCCACAACCCTTGCTTTACATAAGCCAATGCTTGATCAAGCGTCCATACTCCTGGTGCAGAGCCACCTTCAGGAGGACTTCCTGTAGGGCCAACAACCGCCGGGGGCGATTTGGTAATAAAGCCACCAGGATATTGCTGACTCATTTGACTCTCCGCAAAGCTTGCTTTTCAACAAGTCGCTCTTTGA